TTTTTCATATAAAGATTAATTAATATACCATTGAACTTATTAAGTTGTTCTATTTTATCAATACTACCACCTGCATTAATTAATTTTTTAATATCATCTTCAATTGATAAAATTAAGTTACCGAGTTCCAAATGTGACATTTTGTCAATACCTTCTTGTTTCAAAAATTCTTGGATTTTCATATATAGTGTTTTTGTTTGTTTCAACAAAGATATGTATTCCATATGAAACAAAAAAATCTTTTTGAAATTTATTTAACTTTTTTACAAATGAAGGATATTTATATATGTAGGGTCTTAACATGGTTCACCCCTGACTTATATCAATGATAAGTTGAATGAAAGATTAAAGTTCTAGGTATTAAACGTTTGTTGTTTAAGTAGGGATTAAATCCCGAGAGGTTCCAACAAATGAAAATATAGTATCAACAAAAGTGGATGAATGTTTTTGAGGTTAACAACATCCGACAAAGAAACTAGTAAATAGATTGATACTCCCTTAGGATATGGGGATATACCGTAGAGCACTGATATTACAAATTGATTTATAAAGTAATTGACTATTTGAAGATTAACATCCTTAAGAAAACATAAATCCTTAATTGATTTATGTTTTGACTTTGAGAGTTTTCTTTGGATATAGAACCTCCTATGCACATACAGAAAATACTTTATCAAAAACTTTACTTTATCAAATTGATTTTATTATCTTTATGAAAAACAAAAACAAATGGGAATTTTATTATTATCTGGTAACACAACCAAATTAACTGAATGGAACTTTGAGGATATTGTTCATATCAATAAACAAAGTCCAATAGATAGACTCATACAATATGAGGAAGACAATACCATAGGTCCATATTGTAATGGATTAACCTATCTTGAAATTGAACAACTTGATAAAAGATTTAATAATTAAAAACAAATAAAATGGATAAACAAAAAACAATTCTACAACGAGCACATGATATCGTGTATGAAAGAAAAGAAGAAAAAGAAAGAGAGTATGGAGCATTCGATGCATCCATGACCAAAGCAGCGAAGGTTGCATCTGAACTGTGTAATAAAGATATTACCGCAGAAGATTTTTATAAGTGTATGATTGCATTAAAGGTATCAAGAATGGCATATAATTTAAAAGAAGATACAATGCTTGACTCAGTTGCATACATCGCAGGATTGCATCATTACAATCAAAACAAACAAGATGACAAGAAATAAATACGAAATACAATATCAAAAGATATTGACCGAATGTTTAAGTAAAGGATTATACAGAGATGATAGAACTGGTGTAGGTTCTTATTCTTTATTTGACCAACAAATCAAAGTAGACATATCAAAATACTTTCCAATCATAACAGGTAGGAAAATATATCAAAGAATATTTGAGACCGAATTTGAATGGTTTATGAATGGAGAAACAAACATTAAAAGGTTTCAAGACCGTAACATAAAGATATGGGATGCATGGGCGGATGGTTATGGTTACCTGGGTCCAGTATACGGATATCAGATGTTAAACTTCAATGGACAAAACATAAATCAACTTGAACAAGTTATTCATTCAATTAAAAGTAATCCAAATTCAAGAAGACATATTATATCACTGTGGAACCCAGCACAATTAAAAGATATGGCATTACCACCATGTTATCATAACTTTCAATTTTATGTTGAAAGAAATAAATTGAATCTTGCAGTAACACAAAGAAGTGGTGATTTATTTTTAGGTGTTCCATATGACATATGTGTGTTCTCAAAGTTATTATTACATGTTGCATTTAAATGTGATTTAGAACCTCAAATTCTGAGTCTAAGAATAACTGATGCACATATCTACAAAAATCAATTGGAGGCGATTAACGACTATTTAAATCAACCCATACACACATTGCCGACATATTCATATACCGATAAAGATTTGGTATTCAACAAATACAATTATTCAAAAGTTATAACTGCTCCCGTCGCAATTTAAAAAACAATTAAAACAAAAATTATGTTATCAATTAAACATGTCGTAAGAAGTAGAGGCGACAAAAAAGCAACCATATTAAATACTGATATGGAAAAACTTATCGGACAAAACTATAATCAAAATGAAGTAACCTTATATTACCATGATTATAATTGTTCTGTTACATATCATGTTGGTGACCAAGTAGGAAGAACCTGGTATGCAAATACACATTTCGCAACAAAGATGTTATTACCACAAGTGGGGTTACCTGTATATTATGTGGTATCAATTGTTGCGGATAACTCAACACCATTCATGAATCTTGAAAATGAATTTCAACCCATAAGAGATTGGGCAAACAAAAGAGGATTATATGATAAAGGTGATTTAAAAACTCAATGTGTTAAATTACAAGAAGAGATTGGAGAATTATCAAGAGCAATCCTTAAATCAAATGAAACGGAAATTGAAGATGCAATCGGTGATTCAGTTGTTGTATTAACAAATCTTGCAGCACTTGCAGGAAAAGATATTGAACAATGTATCAATCAAGCATTTAAAGTAATCGCAAACAGAAAAGGTGAAATGAAAAATGGAACCTTTGTAAAAGAATAATTAAAAAAGGGGACTGGAACAAATGGATAGTATGATGGGAGTCTTAACATATAGAATAATAACCAGTCCCCTCTTAATTAAATATATATAAACATTATAGTTTATACACCCTTTTTTTTATGAGTTTCATAAGAATAATATATAGGATTTTCTGAACCATCAGGTAAATACATATTGGTGGTTTCTCTTATTTTAGTTCTATAATTTATTTTGTGACCACTTATCTTATTCCACTTATCAATGAATTGTTCATGCACACTTTTTTCACCATGAATATCATATCCCATAACACTTAATAATTCCCACATCTTCATATAATCCTCTTTTGTTACAGCACTTAACCGCATAATCTGGTCAGTTGATTGTAGATGTGGAGGAGTTGTTTTATATTTTGATTTATTTCGAATTTGTTTCTTTCCAAGTTTTTTACATATACCACAACGAGACTCACGACCATCTTTACATAAATGATTTCTTGAAAACATTTTAATACTTCTGTTAATACCACACACCTTACAAATCTTATGGTCTGGTTCAGTAACTTTAATAACCTCAGGTTCAGTAACCTTTTGTTTTTCTTTTCTATTCTTTGCAAGACAAATCCTACATCTTAAATTCCTATAACCGTTTCTTCCATTGATATTAAAACTTGTATTAGGATATATTTTTTTACATTGAACACATTCTTTCATTTTTATAAATATTTAGATTTCAAGAAAAATTCCTGTATTTATAATAAATGATAAATAATTGGATAACTTGTAATTTTAAAGAGTTACAAAAAATATGCAAAGCAGTATCAAAGTCACAAGCATACGATGACCTTTGTCAAATATGTATTGAACAATTTTTAACAAACAAAAAAGTTAAAGAGATACCTGAAGATGAACTATTATATTTCTTTACAAGGATAGTTCAAAATAACTTTTATTCAAAGTCATCACAATACTATTATACTTATAATAAGTATAAGTTTTCAGAATGGGAAACAACAAAGGAAATTGAGGAGATACCTTATCAAGAATCTGAAATAGATTTAGACTGGGTTAAGATTGAATTAAAAAAAATGGATTGGTATTCAAAAAGATTATTTGAACTATTTATTGAAGAGAATTGTTCAGTAACAAATTTAAGTAAACGAACAACCATCCCAACAAATAGTGTATCAAGAGATATCAATAAAGTAAGAAGAGAATTAATAAAAAGAAGAAACAAAAATTTAAATAATTAATATGGGATGTGGTTGCAAACAAAATACAAATACTCCAAAACCTGTTATACAAAAACAAGGAACAATTAATGTGGTGAGTTCAATACCTCTTCCATATACAAGAGAAGAATTACAAAGATGTAATGATTATTTTATATCTAGAAGTAAGACCGCCGATGAAACAAATTGGGTAATTGATTTCCATAACAAACACTTTGGAGAACAGTTACCACACAACTATCAAGGTGATGGTTGGATAAGACTTAAGAAAAGAATTCAACATTTATATCAAATGTTAAATGACTTTGAAAACAGTCAAAATAAAGAGAAATAAAAAAGATATGGCAAAGACAAATTATAATCCCAAGTCAAAGGAAAATCTCAAACCAATTAAGAAGGGTGAGGTTAAGAATCCAAAGGGAGCACCAAGAAAATTACCTAAGTTAGATGTTATACTTGCAAATGTATTAGGGATGGAAAATGAAGAAGGTAAAACCGCAGCAGAACAAATTATTGATGCAATGAGAAGGAAGGCAAACTCAGGTGATGTTAAAGCAGCAAACCTATTACTTGAAAGAGGATGGGGTAAAGTAAAAGAACATGTAGATATAACAACTGATGGTGAGAAACTTGAAGGACCAAAGATTCAGATTGAAGTAATAACAACAAAACATTTAGATAAGAAATAACAAGTGATTAAAATTCAAACGACAAAAGTATTTGAAGACCTGATATCAAACGATAATCGTATTTGTGTGTTTCAAGGTTCCAGTCGTGCGAGTAAGACTTATAACATTATTATCTATTGGGTATATAGATTATTACAAGAAGAGAATAAAGTATTATCAATTGTAAGAAAAACATTACCCTCACTGAAGGGAAGTGTATTGAGAGATTTAAAAGAGATACTAATTAATTTTGGAGTATACAATTCAAACGATTGGCATTCAGTTGATGGTTACTATCAACTTGGAACAAACATTATAGAATGGTTTAGTTGTGACGATGAAACAAAACTAAGAGGTAGGAAAAGAGATTACTTGTTTCTCAATGAAGCAACTGAAATAAGTTATGATGAGTATGTTCAATTAGCACTCAGAACCTCAGGAAGAATAACAATTGATTTTAACCCATCACTATGGCAATCATGGTTATATGATTTAGATGGACAACCAGATGTGTTCTATACAATCACAACATACAAAGACAATCCATTCTTATCACAATCATTAATTGATGAAATTGAAAAGTTAAAGACAACTGGTGACGGAAATCTTTGGAGAGTATTTGGTGAGGGACAAAGAGGAAATCCCACACGAGCGGTATTCACACATCATCAAATATATTCTGAGTTACCACAAGGAACAAAACTTGTTGCATACGGAATAGATTTTGGATATAATGACCCAACAACTTTAATCGCGGTTTATAAAAATGGTAATGCAATCTATTGTCAAGAATTATTATACCTAAGAAATACAACAATACCTGATTTGATATACAAGATAAAAGACTTGGGTATAAACCTTAGTGATGATTTTATTTGTGACTCAGCAAATCCAGCAGGTATAACTGAATTATCAAGAAGTGGTATAAATGCAAAAGCAGTCAAGAAAGATACAATCCTTGCGGGGATAGATATGATTAAGAGGTCAGAGTTCTTTATTCATGTTAACTCAAAGAATTTATTGGATGAATTACAAACATATTCCTGGAAGACAGATAAGAACGGTAATAACCTTGACGAACCGATTGACTCGTCAAATCACTGTTTGGATGCGATACGATATGTGTTAACGATGAAGGTTATGAGAAATACAGGAGTATACATTTATTAAAGGGTGAAATATAAAAAACAGATATTTATTATTATATGAATTTAGAAACATTAGAAATCAAATTAAACGGAAAAAAATATACCGTAACAGAACCGACAATTAACAAGTGGAGTAATGTTATGAAGTTCAGAGAGATTGTAGATGAAGAAGAATTGTATATTAAAATGATTTCAGAAATAGTGGGTATATCAAGAGATGAAATCCTTGAATGTGACTCCACAGAAATTTTAACAACAGGTGAATACATATATAGATTCATCAACAAAGAAGCCAAGAAGTTATACCCATCAATTAAATTTAAAGACCAGGAATATGAACTTGTAGATATACAGAATGTTTCATTTGGTCAATATGTTGATATTGATACATTCCTTAGAAAAGATGAATCATATAGGGTTATGAATTTAAATGAACTTGCAGCATACTTATACACTGAAAAAGGTATTAAGTATGGTGATGCAAACATTAAGAGTAGGATTGAATTATTCAAAGACCTTCCGATTAAATATATCGAATCAAGTATTTTTTTTTTGTTGAATTCAGCAAAGGTATCGCAAGAACTTTTACAACTCTATTCCCAGAGCAAGTTCCTATGGTGGACAATGAAGACAAGAATAACTTTAGTTCTCATTGGGGATGGTATCAAGCAATTGCGACACTCGCAGAAGACCAAGTTTCGAAAATTGATGATATCACTAATCTCCCCCTTACTCTTTGTCTTAATCACTTGTCGTATCTTATTGACAAAAACAGGGAACAAGAAAGGTTAAATAAAATTAATAATAGATAATGACCCCAATTAGTATATCAGGTTTAACATGGTGGAATCAATACAGTAATCCAGCATTTCTGAATTTATCAGGAAATCAAATATTGAGTGTAATTGATGGACTAAATGCAACAACATATTTCCAAACAGACCCATCAAGTAGAGTTGGTTTCCAAAATGGAATTTATTCTGCAACAACACCGAACTTTAGTGGAGGAACTATTTTTTCTCCAAATGGTGGAGTTTCCTTGATGTCATCACTGAATGGTCAATATTCAGGAACTTCTGATTTCACAGTTTTTTCAAGATATATTTTCACAGGGTCAGCATCCGATGATGTTATTTGTTCTTCTGATGCGGGTGGTGGTATCAATGGTTTATTGTATAATGGAACAACAGTCCCATATAGATGGTTTCAAAATAAGATACAAGGGTCAACAATAGAATACAATGTTTGGGCAGACCCTAATACCTCAAGTGGATTCTTAAACATGAGTCAAACTCTGAGTGCAAATACTTGGATTAACCAAGCATTCAGATGTTATCAAGATGGACCATTATATAGGATTGAATTATGGATTAACGATACATTAGTTAATTCCAACTCAACAACATTCACATCTGTTCCACCAGTATTAAATCCTGGTATTGTTGTTTCTAGCAATTTTAGAGGGAACATGGCAGAACAATTTTGGTTTAACAAAAAGTTAAATTCAACAGAACTAACTGAAATGTTCGATTATCTAATTGACAGATATGATGCACCGAATATTACACCGACCCCAACTCCAACGATAACAGATACACCCACTCAAACACCTACCAATACACAAACTCCCACTGTTACCCCAACAAATACACAGACTCCAACTGTCACTCCCACAATAACAAATACTCCGTCAATAACTCCAACCAATACTTCATCACCAGTTCCACAACCAACACCATCTGAGACACCAAAAGAAATCAATTTCAGAACACTTGCGAATGACTTCAACCTCATGGCGAGTAAACACAAACAAATCAATTCATTTGGACTTGGTAATGTTGACCAAATATCTTATTGGACCGAACAAATATTGAAGGGAACAAACCCTGAATACAACAGTCCAGTATATCCATTGTTCTATGTTGTCCCATCAAAGATTGTGAATGAACTACATTACAAGACATGGAATTTCAATTGTCTTATGATGGATATTGTTGAAAGAGATTTAGATAATCAAGTTGACACCTTATCTGACACACTACAAATATTACAAGATGTAATTAGTCAATATAGATATTCAACAACCGCCGAATTTGGAAACTTCTACGATAAGTATTTTGTAGATGAAACTTTAACTCTTATTCCGTTTATGGAAAAGAAACAGGACCTAACGAATGGTTGGAACTGTGAGTTGAAGATTAAAACAATGACACCATTAAATCGTTGTGCTGCAGCATATAATACTTTTACTGGAACACCAATCATGCATGAGTGGATTAACTTCAAAACATTCCATGATGATTTCTTATTGTTATCTGACCATCACAAACAATTAAACTCATTTGGGTTTGGACAATTACAAGACCTTGCATACTATATTGAATCAGTATTAAAGTCTGAGAATATAAACGATAATAGTCCAGTATATCCATTGTTATATGTTGTTCCTCAAAATGTTAGTCAGAACATGCAATATACCAATTATGAATTTTTGGTTATTGTAATGGATATTCTTGAAGAAGATTTATCAAATCAAACCGATGTGTTATCAGATACAAACCAAATATTAGATGATATCATAAGTCAGTTTAGATTATCAGTTACAGATGCATTAGGTAATTTTAATAAAGATTATTATTTGAATAATCCAATTGTGTGTTCTCCGTTCTTAGAAAAATATGCTGATTATGTAGGAGGTTGGTCTGCAACTTTAAAGATTGAAGTAATGACTCCTGTTGATAGATGTGATGCAGCATTTGAATCATTCATCACACCAACACCTTCAATCACTCCAACAATAACACCTACGGTTACAACAACAATAACTCCAACATCATCTGAGACTCCAACTCCAACCGTAACTGAAACCCCAACACAAACACCAACGGTAACTCCTACGGTTACAGAAACACCAACAGAGACACCTACACCAACGGTTACAGATACACCTACACAAACTCCAACAATTACAACAACAGTTACAGAGACTCCTACACAAACTCCAACAAGTAGTGTAACTCCAACACCAACGGTAACAAATACCCCATCGATTACTCCTACATTAACACCAACACAAACACCTTCAGAGACAAGTGGAGAATGTTCTTTATATTCTTTGGGTGCAGGTGGTTTTGGTTCTAATTTTTATTGGATAAACTGTGATGGAACACCAGGAACTATTTTCTTACCAGGTTCAGATACAACAGAATTATGTGGTAAGTTTGGGACATTCACTTATGATGGTGCTGGGTCTGCAATTGCAATTGGACCTTGTCCATCACCAACACCAACTCCAACTCAAACCGTAACTCCGAGTGGTGGAGGAGGTGGTAAACTATGGAATACCAACTCAACAAATTGGGATAGTGAAACAGGATTGTGGAATACAATATAAATAAAAACTTAAAATAAAAATATATGTCTAATTTAACCGGACAACAAATAAAAAATACCTACGACGGATTATTAAATTTACAGGATTCAACAACAGGTATTACATCTAATCTCCAAGCAATCCAAGATGGACTTGGTAATAATACAGGACTCCGTATTGCTACGAATCAATTGGAGGCACCAAACATTTTATCTTATCTTCCACTTAAATCAAGATACTATGGGGCTGGTTTCGCAAATGCTAATACCTCACAATATTCTACGGGAACACAAGGAATAATACTCGCTACAGCATTTCAGGATGGGGGTAAATATTCGTATTCAGCAATAAGTTTCAATACCACCACACAAACATCCACAAGTGATACTGTTGAGTTTGCTTTATACACATCACAAATGATAAATCCAAATGGTGCATTTCCACACACACCAATTATTTCAGGTATAACAGCAGATACAACTACAACAGGGTTAAAAACATTTGTATTTCCATCACCAATTTCATTTAGCGGATATGGTGGAGGAGTATATTTTTTAGTGTATAAGATTTCTAATGGTGGAGTCCAACCTACTTGGAGACCTGGTCAAAATGTGAATGCAAATATTGGTGTTGCCAGTCAAATATACGGAGTTCATTTAACTACATCAACACTTACTTATGGCACTCAACTTATGAGATACAATAATGGTGGTTTTAACTATATGTCTTTTACTGGTTTAACTACCTTTGATAATCCATATTCTAATACCATCAATACACTACAATCTACCTCAACGAGTTTAACAGGTAATGGTGGTGGATTTATATTACATACAGTAGATGCTTAAAATAAAATAGATGTATCAATTAACTGAAATACAATTAAGACTTCTACTTCAATTATTAGTTCAACAAATAAAACTAAAAATTGCGAGTCCAGAATATCCTTATGGTTATCCAAATGAAAGAGGTGTTGGTGATAAAATTGCATCAGGTCAATTATATGATTCAATAGATTATGATGTTGAATATGCGACTGATGGAACACCAATGGGGATATTGTATTATGCAGATTATTTCAAGTATGTAAATCGTGGAACAAAACCAAATGAAAAATATGCTAAAGGAAGGGGAAATGGTGGAACATCACCCTTTATTCAATCGTTATTAAAATGGATTTCAATAAGAGGAATAAATGCAACAAATGAAAATGGAATTGCAATACCACCACTGAGTCTTGCATTTGCAATACGACAAAATATTTTTCGTTATGGTATTAGAGAAACTAATATTTATAATAAAGCACTTGATGATTTTGAAAACATATTTGATGACTTCCCAAATAACCTACCTGAAGATTTAAGAATGCAAGCGGAACAATTATTTGAAGAGGTTGCAGAAGACATAAATATTTTTTATCAACAAAAATTAAAAATAGAATTACCAACAGATTAACATGAGTTTAGATTTATTAATAAGACAACAACCACTCGGAGCAACTCCTGCACATGCAGACCATACCTGGAACGTAGTTGTGAATGATTGGTCAGCATATACTGATTTCAGATTGGTTGTTGATGTATATAAAAATCCTTATCAAAATGACTCTGGTTCAACTCAGAATTATGGTAAGGTTGCAAGACTACTTGTTCCTTCAAACGAATTCGGTAACTGTATTTTTAATGTTGAAACAATTATCACAAACTTAATTGATAAGAACCCAAGAAACTTGGGTCAAGTTAATGGTGCTAGTTTCAGTTCATATACAATGAATCCGTATTTGGTTAGAGTTGCAGACTCAGATACAACATCAGTCGAATTACAAACAAGCCAAGCAACTGTTGTAAATGATAGGACCACAACCATTTCGTATTCTAATGGGTTTAACGGGGGTTATCCTGGTTTTGAGAACATATATCAGATAAATGAATATCGTCTCTTATTTGGAGTCCAATACACATCAGGAACAACAATTACAATCGTTCCAACAAACTTTTCAGCATATACCTTTTATACAGGTGGAACAATCTCTCCATATTCAGCAGAGACTCAACCTTATGGTATTATGATTTGGCCTGGAGTTCAAGACAATAAAAAGATGTCTCAACAATATTATTACTCAGGTAATAACTTAACAGGTCAGTATAACTATTTGAACACACAGGTATATGATTATCAAATGAATACTGGAAGCACTGGTCAGTTCATGTCTACTTATGGAGATGCAACAATTCCAATGACAATTCTTGGTTCAAACATTTATCAAACAAGATGGAGAACACACTATTACAAATGTCCGATTATTGTTGGATTTATGTATGGAGGAAATCCACTTTATAACAATACAGATACGATTAAATCTATTATGTATTTGCAAAAGACTGCAGGTAATGGTCAATACAATTATGATACCATACAATCAAATTCAATTGGTTATTCTTCAAGAGCTAATCTACAAACTGTTGCACCATATTCGTATATGCAACAAAGAATTGCATATGGTATATTCAAACCAAATCCAACAGTAAGAACTGATTCAGATGTGGCAATCTATTTAACCAATAATGTATTGGGATATGATTACGATGTATATGGTGTATCTGAAATCGTTCAATATAAAATGGTTGGTGAGGAATGTTTCAATAATCCTATTTCATTTCTTTTTATGAACCGTGCAGGAATTTGGGACACATTCACATTTACAAAGAAATCAGTTAAGACTTATGGGTTAAATAAAAAAACATATTCAACACAAAAATCTCTTAACACACAATATTGGAACAGACAATCTTATGATAGTTCTGAAACCGTATTTTGGGGATATGCAGATGAATTAATGACGGTTGATTCAGGATTTGTATTACAAAACGATGGAGTAATTATTGAGGAATTATTAATGTCTCCGTATGTTTATATGATTGAAAATAACTGGTTACCATCTTCCAATGAAGATTATATTTATCCATATCTAGTTCCAGTTTTAATAGAAAATAAAGATGTTAAAGTATTTGAACAGAAGTATGAAAGAATATTTCAATACACAATGGAGATGCGATTAACACCATATAGACAATACGAATTCCCTATCTAATGCTTCAAATAAGAACAACAGTCCAAACTGAAAATATATTTCTTGATTTATATCAAGATGAACCTGTTTTGTTATCATTGTCATTTGCAGAATTACAAGACATAACAAAAAAGAATTCAGCATTCTCAAAAGGATTTTCTTTGCCAGGTAGTAAAAAGAATAACCAAGTATTTAATTTTTTTTATGACTTAAATGCAATTCCAACAGATTTTAATCCAAACAATAAGTTTCCTGCATCATTATTATGGGATGGTTATGAATTGTTTCAAGGACATATTAGACTTGATGGTGTAACAATTGGAAATGGTGGTGAAGTTATTTATCAAGTTACTTTTTATAATCAGGTTGGAGATTTAATGGCAAACATTGGTGACAAGTATTTATTCAATACAAACTTATCAGGTCTTACACATCCATATTCTGATGAGGTTATTCTTAAATCTTTATATGACCCAACACTATTTCCGTTAACAGGAACGACAAACTATTCTTATGAGAACGGTGAAACCATGTGGGGATTATACAATATTGGTTATGAATATGTCTCAGGTAATACAGTAAATTTTGAAGTATCACCTTTAATTCAATTCTCACCAACAGTATTAGGTAATTCTCAAACACAATGGTCACCACAACCCCCAAATTTTGATTCGATTAGTTCTCCTGTAAGAGATTACTATTTCAAACCAACACTCCAAATTAAGGCCTTATATGAGTCAATTGTTGCGGATGCTGGTTACGAAATACAATCAGATTTTTTTGAAACAGATTATTTCAAACATTTCTACATGCCACTTAAATTTTTGGATGAAACAATATATACCAGAAATTCTGTTATTGCTTGTTTTAAATATGGTCCGCAAAGTTTTGAACTTACAGACCCATTAACAAAAGTTTATACTGTTCCTAATTCAGGTGTTACTTGTAATACTTTGAATTATCCATTACTCTCAACAAGATTTTTTGTTAATCAAGAATTCTCAGGTGTATACACATATAGGTTTACAATGAATCTACAAGGATTCTGTTTATACGGACCTTTATTTAATACTCCTATTGTTGAAATGGGAATTGATGATGGAACAAATCAAACAATATTTTATTCAACTGATTGGTGTGATAACAGTGAAGTGAATACTGTATCATTTGACCAGACATTTAATTTTACTGGAAATTCAAGTATCGCATTTTATCTTCAAGGTGATTATGCACAAGTTACTGATTTGACTGTTGAAATTATTAATGGTCCAAGATTTATTCCTAATGGAAGTAATATTGATTACTCAATAGAATTTCCTGAGAATGATTACAAACAAATTGATTTCATTACATCAATTAACAAATACTTTAACCTTGTTGTGGTTCCAAATCCTGACAAACCAAAGTCTTTAATCATTGAACCAATCATTGATTATATTGGTAAAGGTCGAGTATTGGATTGGACAACAAAAATTGATTTCAATCAACCACAATCTTTATATCCAACAAACTCATTAATTAATGGAACACTATTCTATGATTTTAAGTTAGACCAGGATTATGCCAATCAAGATTTTAAAGGACAAACAAACAGAACATTTGGAACTGACAGATTTAAATTAAATCAAGAGTATAAAGATGCTGAAACAAAGTTTGACTACATGTTCTCATCTCCTGTTGATATCACAATCAATAACTCATTTGTTCCATTATTGACGGTATCTTCAATGTCAAAATTAAAATCTGTTGATGTTGCGGGAACTCCACAACAAACCTTTGTTCCATTCAAAGTATTACCAAAGATAATATTCAAAGGACCAACATTACCAAATGACAACTGGGGATTTATTGGAGGTGCAAGATTTATTTCAGGTTCACCACTTTGCACATCAGGTATAACATATACAACAAATGCAACAGGAGGACAATCATTATTATATGAAGATTGTTTTGGAAATGATAGTTCATATGAAGGAAGTGTTACAGGTTCAAATACATTACCGTTTTGTGCAAACGTAAACACAATTAGATGGCCACAAGCATTGGACCCAGTTCCAAGTTTAACAATAACATTTACAGGTTCCCCTTGCACCACCGTATATACAGGATATCAAAGTTGGTGGATGGATACCTATAATCAAAGTATTTTTAATAATCTAAATAGATTTACAACATATCCATTCAACTATAATGATTTATCTCACTACTGTAATTTTAGAGGTGAAGATAAAACCAATATTACTCCTGCAGAATATTCATTTGTAGCACCCGATTTATACGACATTTATTACAAACCTTATATTGATGATTTAATCAGTGAGGAAAACAAAATATACAAAGCAAAAATTTACTTATATCCACAAGACATTCAAGGTCTTAGATGGAATGAGAGAGTTTTAATCAATAATACTTATTTTAGAATTAATCAAATCAATAATTTCAATGTTCTTGAACCAGGTATCTGTGATATTGAATTGGTTAAACTTACAAAAGAATACGAACCACATAGAATTTTATATTATGATTTAACCCCTTGTGCTGGCGGAACTGTTTTACATACCAACTCAGATAAGATGTATCATCTTTATGCATATGCAAATAGATATGTTAGATTATTTGATGACTCATTAAATTATCTTGGATGTTATGGTGTGTCAGTTGTTGATTTTAATGAGACATATACATACAATCATTATTATTTAAGTTCAGGTTATACTGATATTAATATCGTAAATGTTTATGCTGATTGTGGTTGTGTTGGAAGAAGCGATATGGACTTGGTTCAACAAACACAAGTAATTCCAATTACTCCAACACCAACTCCAACAAGAACAACTCCAACCCCAACTCCTACAAGAACATTAACACCTACTCCTACAAAGACTCCAACACCAACTCCTGCAATTCAATTCCCATGTAGTTGTTATGAGATTGTAATTACAAGTCCAGGTGGTGAAGGACCTGCTGGTGGAGTAGCATACAATAATTGTGTAACAGATGCTCCTGAAGGACAAATTTATCTTGTTCCTGGAACATACTATCAATGTGGTGTAACAGGTTCAATGGTAATTAATATTGGAACAGGAACAGTTACTGAATTAAGTGATTGTAATAGTGGTTGTCCTTCAACAACACCTACTCCAACCCCAACAATATCATCTACTGAGGGAACAACACCAACTCCTACTCCAACAATAACATTAACTCCTTCTGTAACATCAACAGGTGGATTAACACCAACACCATCACCAACAAATACAGAAACTCCAACAAATACACCAACTCCTTCATCTACATTATCAGTAACCCCAACACCAACTGTAACTCCAACAGCATCAGGTGGAGCATGTCCACAGATATATTTGTATCCAAATAACACAACGGCATGTGCTCACTCAGGAAGTTTTACTTTATATGAAACTGATGATGCAATTACACCTACAAGATTTTGGATATTTGGTGAGTGTGGAATAACTCCTGTTACTGGTAATAATCTTTGGTTCTCACAAGGACCTGCGGCAAACAGTTATCAAGTTGACAATGGTGGATTCATTATATCAACAACATTCTGTTCTTAAAAAAATATTTATAAAAAATGAATTGTTCAAACTACGTTCACAATGACCCAATAGGAGGTTCAAAATTTATATCAGGAACAACCTGCACGGGAACTGTTACATCTTATACTCTCACATTGGGACAACAAGTTTGTATGGACAATTCAAAACCATTAATAAATTTAAATGGTTTGGTTATAAGTGGAGATTGCACTGGTGTAACTCCTACCCCAACTCCAACACCAATTGACTTTTGTTATTTATCAGGATTTAGTTATTATGATGCGGTATTCCAATGTCCGAATGATGGACTTGATTATTATGATAGATATGGAGTATGGTTTTTCTCAGCATATACTGGTTCCAATTTTACACAAAGTCATCCACAACTTAATTTCACATTAACAAATGGAACTGATTTTGCAACAGTATCAATTGAACCTGGCCAATATTTTACGGAATTTGTTTATCCTAAGATTGATTTTAAATATACAGATACTGGTTGTATATCAACAACATATCCTGATTGGTATGTTTATACTCCAGCAACAACACAATGTTTTTTAACACCTACTCCAACAAATACCGTAACACCAACAATAACTCCTACAATAACTTTAACATCATCAGTTACACCAACTCAGACTCCGACTCCGTCTGTAACTGAAACAACAATACCAACCGTTACACCTACTCCAACAAATACACAAACTCCAACAAATACACAAACTCCAACAGTAACTCCTACGATTACTTCAACACAAACCCCAACCAATACTCAAACCCAAACACAAACCCCAACAAATACACCAACAGTAACTCCTACGATTACTTCAACAATAACTCCTACGATTACTTCAACACAAACACCAACGGTAACTCCTACAATAACATTAACAATGACACCAAGCCCAACAAGTGAACCTTTTAATCCTAGTAGAATTTCAAATCTTCAATATTGGTTTGATGCATCTTCAGGAGCAACAGTTTCATCTTGGACAAACTATGGATTATTAGGTGGTAGTATAACTCAAACAGATGCAATATTACAACCTGAAGTTAAAACAGATTCATTCATGGGTGCATGGACTGGAACCACTATGAGATTCTTTAACAGAGACAATATGTCTGGAACATTTGCAAATGTAAATTTTTCAGCATCAACTCAATTCTTAGTCTTCAAACAAGTATCAAGATTCACATTTGGAGATATAATTGGTTATAGAATATGGGATGGTGTAAATAATACTAATATATTTTCACAATGGTTATCAAGAACAAGTGCACCAATTGGAACTGGATTTAATTTACCTTTTTCAGGAATAAGTTTATCAAATACAGCATTAGTTGGAAGTCCTTCTTTAATATCAATTGAAACTTCTGGAACAACACAAGGAACCGCATTAATTGATATGGAAATAAATGATGTGACACAAGTTATGACTTATTCTGCATCAACAGCATATCTATCTGGAAATACATTCCAAGTAGGTGGTAACCCAGGAATTAATAATAATAATGATGTTGAGTTTGCAGAACTTATAGTATACAATAAAGTATTAACTGCGAGTGAATTCTTACAAGTTGAAAATTATTTAAAAACAAAATATGATTATCCTACATGGATAATACCAACACCAACTCCTACGGCAAGTCAAACACCAACTCCAACTCCAACAATCACATCAACAATAACACCAACTATAACTCAAACACCTACCATAACATCTACTCTAACACCAACTATAACTCCAACAATAACTATAACACAAACACCAACAATTACTTTAACAAAAACCCCGACTCCTACTCCAACACCAACTGTTACAAGTGTTTGGTATTATTATGAACAATGTAATGTTAGTGATTCAAATTGTAATGCATTATTACCATCAAACACAAATAATTGGTATTTAAGAAGTAATATTATTTTAACTGCTGATTTTTATTGTTACGGTGGTTATGGATTTACAAATAGAATTGGACCCCCTCCAGGATGGATAACATCAACACAACCAGGTAGATATGATTATGAATTAATAAACCCAACACCACAGTCAGGTTGTATAACCGGATTATGTTCTATTGGAATAACTCCAACTCCGAGAACTACAAGAACTCCTACTCCAACACCTACTAAAACACCAACACCATCAGTAACATAAAAAATTTACTCACTATGGAATTTATATCTTTAATTAGAATGACTCGTTACATGAACGACCTTCAACCATTATTCAAAAACTTATTGGATAACATGAAGATAATTGACTTTTTACAATACAACAAAATAGATGGCACAAAAGAAAATTGAAATAATAATTGATGTAGAGAATAATGATGTCCAGATTGCATCGGAAAAAACTCTTACATTAACTCAACAGATTAAACTTCTTAGAGCAGAGTTATTAAAAACAAAAGAAGGAACAAAAGAGTTTGATATTCTTAAGAATAAACTTAATGAAACAAAAGACAATTTTGATAGAGTTAATGTTAAGTCAAGAGAATTATTTGGGACATTGTCTTTATTACCAGGACCTATTGGTGAAATTGCTGGAAAAGTTAATGGTGCAATATCATTATTAAAAACCTTTTCAGGATTTTCTTTTAAAGATATTCAAAGTCAGTTTAAAGCATTAGGTGAAGACATTAAAAGTATTTTTGCCGCGATTGGTTCATTTGGTGATACCGCAAATCAAACCGCTGAAGCAGAACAAAATCTTGCAACAGCAACAGGTGAAGTAGGTGATTCAGCAGAACAATCAGCAACACAAGTTTCAAGTGCAAGTCAGTCAATTGCTGACTCCGTTAAAAAAACAGAAGAAGCAACAAAAGCACAAGCAGCGGCCTCGGCGGAAGCATCCTCAAAACAAAAAATTGCATTAGAAACAAGAGTTAAACAATTAGGTGATTTAATTGCAGCAGAAAAGGCATATCAAACAGAATTACAAATTCAAATTGCAACTATTGACCAAGCAATAGAGTCAGGTGATTTAGAAGGTGAAGGTCTAAAAGAACAAATTGAAATTAGAGGTGAATTAAATAGTCAATTAGAAAAATCTGGAACAGCATTAACAGGATATAAAGAACAAATTAATGCATCAAAAGATGAATTAACAGAATTAACTAAACAAGAAAAAGATAATGCTGAAAAAACAAAGAAGAGTGCTGAAACACAATTAGCAAATTCTAATGCAAACAAACAATCAGCATTAAGTGCAAAATTAAATGCCGCGGCAACTAAGGCATCAGAAGTTGCAGCAACTGCAGCATCAAGAGCATTCACAATTCTTAAAGGAGTTTTAATATCACTTGGTATTGGTGCAGTTATTGTTGCGGTAGGTGAATTTATTAATATTGCTAAAACATGGTTGGATTCAACTTCAAAACAAGAAGCAGCACAACAAGCACTTAATGATGAACTTGCAAAAACAAATCAATTACTTGACCTTGAAGAAGCAACAATCAAAAGAGCAAATGCATTACGTATATCAGAACTTAAAGCAAGTGGTGCAAATGAAGTAACAGTTCGACAAGAAGTATTCAAACAAAGAGAAGCAGATTTAAAACGAGCATTAGCAAATGAAGCGGAAGCAATTCGTCAATATAATGCAGCACTTGGTAAAGCGGATTCTGAAACATTAAAAGCATTATTTGATAATGAACTTAAAAGAGTTGAACAAAGAAGAGATGCTGAAAATCAATTAAGAATTATTCGTAATGAAAATATTGCTCAAGAAAGAAAAGAAGCAAATGATTTTGCTAATAAGAAAAAAGAAAAAGCAGCAAAGGATGCTGCTGATAGATTAGCAAAACAAAAAGCAGACCTTGATGCACAGATTGAACTTGAAATTAGAAAAGGAGATACTGATAAAACGGTTCTTGAAAAA